GACATAAAAGATATGTCGAAACATTTAGGTAGAGCATCACAACAAGTTATTAAAATAATGATGGACGGTGTAAGAAAGGGTAAATATACCGCAATGGATATAGCACGGGGTGTAAAAGAAGGACCCGCAGGTAGAACACATTTTGGTGAGATGACTTTTATACAATCATTGTGGAATAAAGTTAGAGAAAAGTTTAGAAAATATTCAAAAGACCGAAAATTAAGTTAATGTATATTTATTAGAGATTAGGAGACAATAAAATGGCTAAATTAAAAGATTTAATTAAAGAATTTGCGACAGCAGGTGGAGTAGTTTCCCAAAATGCATTTCCAGCAATGGATATGGGATTTAATACTCAAAAAACTACGAAAGCCACAGACCTTGCTGGTATAGTAGAAGATGTTTATGGTCAATCTACTCAAAAAGTAAATGTAAAAGAATTTATGGGTGAAGTTTCCAATTTTAATTCATTTGGAAATGAAATTTATCGTGAAGGTAATTTAAGAGAGTTAGCAGAAAGACTTTCTAAATTAGCAATGACCGCAAAACAACATACTTTACAAGAAACAGAAGATTGGTTTGATAAAATCACGGTAAATCGTAATATGAAAGAATTAACTGGTCTTTCTAATCAATTTAAGAAAGTAGCGACAGAAGCACAAGGATTACAAGAAAGAATGGGTGGACTATATGAAGATATGGGACACATACTTGGTCGTTATTATGAAATTCATGAACCTGGACACGAAGAAGAACAAGTAGAAGGCAAATCATACAGAGATGGTGATGAGTTAGAAGCAGATGCAGTTCAAGAAGGTACATATGAAGATTTTTTTAGGTCAGCACTTGAAAAATGGGGTGTATCTGAACCAGATCAACTTGATGATGAAGAAAAAGTTAAATTTTTCAATTATGTTGATAAAAACTGGAGTGCAAAATCAGAAACAGATTAAGAGGTTTTAATTGATACAAGTAAAAGTTAAAAATAATAATGTTGATTCGGCTTTACGGTTACTAAAACGAAAAATTAAAGATGATGGTTTAATGGTTGAGTTACGAGAACGTCAATATTATACAAAACCATCAGTAAAAAGAGCCACTAAGAAAAAGTTGGGAAGAGTTCGCAGTTGGTTAAACCAGAAAAAACTTGATCCCGATTGGTGTGGAGAACCACCGACAAGTGGACTTAAAGAAAAGCTTAAGAAAGAACGTCTAACTTATAAAAAGTAACGTTTTTTTGATTTGTGTATATTTATATACACAAGAATATGTCATTCATTCGTATATGACATACCAGACAATGTAATCACATTAAAGTTCCTAATAACTTTATTAAATCCAAATTAAAATGTATGAAACGAATTTCTTTGCAGGTCGAATTCAAAGAATATATTTGTTTTATATTAAATTAATGGAGAATTAAAAATGGATGATCTTTTAAAAGACGCAATAGCAGACGCTAAAGCAGTCAGAGAAACTGCACTTGCAAACGCTAAAATAGCCCTTGAAGAAGCTTTCACTCCCCGTATTCAATCCATGCTTTCAAACAAGATTCAGAACGAATTAGAAGGTGATGAAGAAGCTCCAGAGGAAGCTCCAGTAGAACAGGATGAACCTGAAGCTGAAGAAGAACCTGAGATAGCAGCTGAACCCGAAGTTGGTGAAGAACCTGCAGCAGAAGGTGAAGAAGGTGAAGAAGAATTTCTAGCCGCACAGGACGAAGTTCCTGGCGAAGAAGCTCCTGCACCTGAAGAAGAACCACTTGTCGCACAGGACGAAGTTCCTGGTGATGAGTTTTCTGAACCAGAAGCTGAAGAAGAAGGTGTGATTGAAATCAATGGTGTAAAATATGCACCAGTCGTATCTGAAGAAGAAGAAGAAGAAGCCGCTCCTGAAGCAGAAGAATCTATTGATGACTTAGACCTCGAAGCTATCCTTCGTGAACTCGAAGATGAAGTTAATGAGGAAGAAGTCGATGAATCTTATGAAGAAGGTGAAGTAGGTGATGGTCTTTCTTCGGAGGAAGCTGAAACAGCTGATGAAGCTGAATTAGCAGAAAACGATGTATCTTCTGATATTGGTGATGGGGATAACAAAGTCAATGATGACGCAGCAGATTCGTCTGAAGTTGGTCAAGGTTCGGAAGAACCAGCAGCCGCAGACGCTCCGCCCGCAGGACAAGAAAATTCTGAGGACGAAACCGGTCTTGAAACAGCAGATGGTGCAAGCCTAGCTGAAGAAGCTGGTGATGAGGTAGAAGAGTCTACTGAAGAAGATATTGACCTTGAAGAAATCCTGAAAGCACTCTCAGAACAAGATGATGAAGAAGCAGAAGCATCAGCCGATAAGGTTGAAGCTCTTACTTCAGATCTTGAAGAGCACCGCAAGGTAGTGAAGTATCTACGTAGTAAGTTGAATGAAGTTAATCTTCTCAACGCAAAACTATTGTTCACAAACAAATTATTCCGTGCACACGGTTTAACTAATGAACAGAAGTTGAAAGTCGTAGAAAACTTTGATAGAGCTACGAACCTAAGAGAAGTTAAGTTGGTATTCGCCACCTTAGCAGAATCTTTTGGTAGTAAGCCAGCAAGTACAGTGAAACAAATTAAAGAGAAGAAAGGCTCAGCTTCTAAAGCAGTCGCTTCTACCAAACCTAAATCACCGAAGGTGATTGAAGAAGGGTTTGATATGAAACAACGCTTCCAGAAGTTAGCAAATATTCTATAATAGTAATTATTAACAAATTATAACGATTTGGAGAAAAACAATGGCAGATAATTTAACATCCATCGAAAATTTGATGGATAGCTATGATTCTAACCGCAGTCGTTTAGCCGAAACCCAAAAGTTAGTTGAAAAGTGGGAGCCCACTGGACTACTTGAAGGTCTTGAAGATAGTAACAGACAACATGGAATGGCAGTTCTTTTAGAAAACCAAGCACGTCAGTTGATTGATGAAAGTTCAAAAACTGGTACAGCTTCGAATTCTGAAGAGTGGTCAGGTGTTGCATTACCATTGGTTCGTAGAATCTTTGGTGAATTAGCAGCACAAGATTTCGTCAGCGTACAGCCGATGAATCTACCAAGTGGTCTGATTTTCTATCTTGATTTCAAGTATGGCACAACTCAAACTGGTCAGCATGCCAAAACTAGTGATATCCATGGTAATACATCCGCGTCTAACGCAGATGCAGCCGGTGGACTCTATGGTGCTGGTAAGTTTGGTTATTCAATTAATGACCAAACAGCAGATGGAATAGCAGCTGGTTCAATTACAAGAACTTCCGCCTCATGGCAGGAAGTTGAGTTCGAACCTTCATTAAGTTCGTCTATCGCAAGTGGAGCATCTCTACCAATCTTTAAGTTAGCAATTGCTAAGTCTAGCATTTCTAGCACAGCAGATTGGGAAGGTGCACGTGCATTTGCAGTTAGTGGCTCAAAAGTTGGAACTCATTATCCAGCATACACGAGTACTGACTCATCTAACGTGTACTTTTATGTAAAGAGTGCAGCTGGTAACGAAGCCGGTATTGCTGGCACTATTGGTGTGAAATACCATGCACAACCAGCTGATACATCTCGTGGTGACTTTGAACAGAGTACATTTACTGTTCCTGGTCCAGCGACTGGTGATGATGTTGATATTCCAGAAATCGATATTGCATTACGGTCAGTTAGCATAGTTGCTAAGACCCGTAAACTGAAAGCAGTATGGACTCCTGAGTTAGCTCAAGACCTTAACGCTTACCATAGTGTTGATGCAGAAGCAGAACTGACTTCAATGTTAAGTGAATACATTTCGATGGAAATCGATTTGGAAATCCTTGATATGTTGAAACAGAATGCTAACGCTAAGACCGAATATTGGTCAGCAAAAACTGGTTTTGAGTATGATTCCGCAAACTCTGTATTTAGTGAAGTGAGTGGTAATTCCAACGCTTACACTAAAGGTGAGTGGTTCCAGACTCTTGGAAACAAACTACAAGCAGTTTCTAATGTAATTCATCAGAAAACTCTCCGTGGTGGGGCTAACTTTATCGTAGTCTCTCCTGAGACCGCAACGGTAATTGAGAGTATTCCTGGATACGCAGCAGATACTGATGGTGACGCAGCAAAAAGCTCATACGCAATGGGTGTACAGAAGGTTGGTTTATTGAGCAACCGGTACACTGTATATAAGAACCCTTATATGTTAGAAAATGACATATTACTTGGTTTCCGTGGAAGTAATTTCCTTGAAACTGGGGCTGTATACGCACCGTATGTTCCGTTAATCATGACACCGCTTGTTTACGATCCGGTTAACTTTACTCCGAGGAAAGGGGTAATGACCAGATACGCAAAGAAAATGGTACGTCCGGAATTTTACGGAAAAGTCATCGTCGCAGATGTCAACTACGTTTAATTCATAGCAGATTAAATAACGAAAAAAGGTTGGGAATTTTTCCTGACCTTTTTTTGTGCCTATTTGATACTTATTACTATACGGAGGTTTTTATGGAAACAATATATAAATTAACAAGTCCAAGTGGTAAGTATTACATTGGAAGATCAAAAGAATATGATGAACGGATGAAACAGCACGGTTCTCGTTCTAAAACAGGTGATGAAATTGTGTTATATCGTGCTATTAGGAAATATGGTTGGGAAAACTTTGATAAGGAAATCATTGCCGAGGTTGCAAATAACGAAGCTGTAGAATTAGAGGAGTTTTTTATCAAAAAGTATAATGCCGTTAAAAATGGGTATAACATGACCTACAAAGGTTGTGGTGGAGACATATGGAGCGGAAGGAGAGATACTATTGAATATAAAGAATACTGTGAGTTACAAAAAGAATTACAATCAGGCGAAAAAAATGCTATGTATGGAAAAACTCATAGTGAAGAAACTATTGAAAAATTGAGGGAACTTTCTACTGGCTACAAAAACGGAATGTTCGGTAAAAAGCACGGACAATCTACAATTATAGAAATGAAGAAAAAATCAGTAGGTAGGTTTTCACTTCATTGGTTTCAAGACAGATACGGGATAGAAGAAGGGCAGGTTAAATATGATGAGAGATGTGAGATGTTAAGGAATCGTAAGTTAAAGAAGGATAGATACGGAAGATTTATATCTTCCTGATATTTATATACAGAAGGGAATTTGTTTTAAGTTCCCTTTTTTGTTGCCGTTATATTTATAGATGACAAGAAATATCTTTTTTAGGAGAATATAATATGGAAGCTATATGGCCAGGAAGTGGTTCGGGAATTCATCCAGATAGTGGTTCTACACCATTCGGTTTATATGATAATGATACATCATTTCAATCAGATGCACCAAAATTTGCTAATTGGTCAGCCAAAAGACTTGGATATCCAATTATGACAATTGAAATACAAGATTCACAGTTTTACGCTTGTTTTGAAGAATCTATAAGTGAATATTCATCTCAAGTAAATCAATTTAACATTAGAGAAAATTTATTATCATTACGAGGGCAGGCTACAGGTTCAAGTGTTACACATAAAAATGTAACACCAAATTTAGCTGGTAATATCAGAATTGCAGAACAATATGGTACAGAAGCAGAAGTTGGTGGAACGGTAGATTTTAAGAGTGGTTCAATTTCTGTTTCAAGTGGTTCACAAGTTTATGATTTAAATGCATTATGGGCAACTCCATCAGAAAGTGGACAGGCAATTGAAATTCGTAAGGTATATTATGAAGCAGCACCGGCGGTTTCAAGATATTTTGATCCATATGCAGGTACAGGAGCAGGTTCTTATAATATGTTGGACAGTTTTGGTTGGGGTAATATGACACCTGCTGTTCAATTTATGATGATGCCAATATACGCAGATTTGTTGAGAATACAGGCAATTGAATTTAATGACCAAGTAAGAAAATCAGCACATACTTTTGAATTAAGAAACAATAAAATAAGAATTTTTCCAAAACCAACAGCAGAGTATAAGTTATGGTTTGAATACATTGTAAAGGCAGATAGAGATACACCATTACAAACTCGGTTTGGAGAAACATCAGATGTAGTTTCTGATTATTCAAATGTACCATATAATTTTATGGAATATCAGTTTATAAATGATGTTGGAAAACAATGGATAAGAAAATATGGACTTGCATTAAGTAAAGAATTACTTGGGATGATTAGAAGTAAGTATGGTTCTATACCAGTTCCAAATGCAGAAACAACTCTTGATGGTGATACATTGAGGGGTGAGGCAACAACAGAGAAAGAAGCTTTAGTAACTGAACTTCGTGAAAATCTTGAAGCATCAAGTAGAAAATTGATGTTAGAGGCGGATAGTGAAGAAGCAACGAGATTACAAGAGAAATTACAAAAAGTTCCTTTACCAATTTATATAGGATAATATTATGGCAGGAAGATTTTTACCTCAAAGAGACCTTGATGTTTTCACACGGGTAAATAAGGAACTTATTGGTGATATTCGACTTGGTAAAGACGGAATAATCAATCAACAAGTAGTTCTTTATAAAATATCAGCATATGATACAGCGACTAATATGTATGGGGAAGCAGCTGCCGGAAAGAAATGGAAAGCTGGAGTTAAATTTGCCTGTCTTATAGACGCAGAAGATTTCGATTGGAATACAGATGAATTTGGACCAGATGATCAACAAAATGCATCATTTCATATTTTAAGACAAACATTAGAAGATTTATCGTTAGTTCCTGAACTCGGTGATGTAATTGAATGGAATTGGGCATATTTTGAGATCAATTCTATTAATGAAAATCAACTTGTAGGGGGACAACAAGAGAATAATTGGACTGTTAGTTGTGGAACATTTAGGCAGAGATTTTCTAACCTTAATATTGAAAGAACACGGAGTATTTAATGGCAAGACAAAAACCATTACCACGAAGTCAACGGAGAGTTATAGATAGATCACTTCAACATAGGCGAGAAGATACAATTCAAGATGTATCAGTAAGTTTAATGGATATGGACAGTACTATCATGTTTTATTTCGAAAATGTTATTAAACCTACGGTTGTTGAAAATGGTGAAACTGTAAAAGTTCCTATAATGTATTCTTCTCCCGAGAGATGGGCGGCAGTTCAAAAGACTGGTTTTATGAGAGATTCAAAAAGACAGATTATATTACCAGTAATTGCATTTAGACGAACTGGAATGGAAAAAGATGAAACTATACCAGTTGATAAGATGGATCCAGAAGATCCAAAACTTCATTATGCGTTTGAGAAAAAGTATACTCAAAAAAATAGATACGATAATTTTTCAATACAACAAGGTCTTTTACCACAAAGAGAATATTATAACGTAGCAATGCCAGATTATATGGTGTTAAGTTACGATTTTATTGTTTGGACACATTATATAGAACAAATGAACAAATTGGTAGAACGAATTAATTGGTCTGCAGGTTCATATTGGGGTGAACCTAACAAAATGAGATTCAGAACTAATATAGATAGTTATACTGATACTACTGAAGTTACTGATAGAGATAGAGTTGTAAAAACTGAATTTAGTGTTACTCTTAGAGGATATTTAATTCCTGAAGCCTATAATGAACTTGTAGGACCTCATATTACTAATAAACATCTTACCCCTAAAAGAATTATAATGCAACCAGAAGTAGATGTTCCTGTTGCAGCTCTAATGTCTGAATTGGCTGGTGCAGAAGCATTTCCAGATGCAGCACAAATAGCAGCGGGTGGAACTCAACCTGTCATTTTAAGTGAACAATTTACATTATCATCTGGAACTGGTATAACACTTACTAATGATGGAGAACCATTTGATGGTTCATCTGCAATAACTCACGAAATATCTATTCCACAAGAAATAGCTATAGATTCTAATGTTCAATTTAACGCAGTAACAGCATCTTCTAT